GCGTTCTTAGATTAAGTGCACGACCAAGGCCATTGATCACATAATCTAAGAACGCTGGTGTTGCGTCTTGTAATTGTTCTTCTGACACGATGGCACCAGCAACGATCTTTTTGGCTGTCATTGCGGTTGCTGTAAAGAATGATGTTGAATCTGTTAAAGTTAAGCCAGAACCTTCGGCAACCACTGCGCCTGTGAACGCTCCAGAGCTTACCAAGTTTTCGGTTTTGCCCCGCATTGGATAGATTTTTGCAAGTGCACGTGCATATCCAAAGCGATCGGCAAAATTCATGATTTCTTCGATCCAGAATTGAGGAACCGCCGCTCCGCCTTGATTTGCAGTGCCTGTGTTGAAGTTGGCACGTGTTAAATATTTTTCATTTGCCTTTCTTGCAATATCGTCTGCAGCGCCTTCACGTCCTTTGTGCACTGCTAAAATATAATCTGCAATTACTCTTGCTTGATCACGACGTGAATCGTGATCTGCTTTGATTCTTACATAGCCGTTTGAATTGCCTTGCACGTTTAAGGGGTTTGAAGCTCTTAATGTGTCTTGAACTTTTCTGTTTACAACTTCTTTAAGTTGTTCTGGAGTTACTATTAAATTTTCCATTGATGTTTTTTCCTTTATTGATTTAGATTAAATTCATTATTTCGTCAGTTGACAATTTTGTCAACGGCTTAATATTTATTGACCTTGCGCCTTCGCTTACAATTGCTTTATTTATTATCTTGTAACCGTCTTGGATCATGCTTAAGCCTTGGCCGATTTGCGCTTGTGTTGAAGCCGCAATCTTTTTGCCGACTCTTTGCACGGGTGCTTGCACGCTTGCTGTTGCAACTTCTGGAGCTGGTGGCTCTTCAATTGGAGCTTCTGTTGGTGCAACTTCTGGGGCGTTGCCGTTTAATACTAAGAGCATCGCTTCGGCTGCGGCTAGGGTGCCAGCTTCGGCGGCTGCTGCTGCTTCTTCTTCTGCAATGCCTAGCTCGTCACGTAAGTAAGTGAGGGCGGCGTCTTGCAATATCGGCAGAAAGTTATCTGTTATTGCTTGGGTTTGTTCAGGGGTTAACATTCTGTAAACCTTTTTAAGTTTGTTGAAAATTGATTCTAATTTAAGTTTGATTGATTTCTTTATTAAAGCCTCTCGATTTGCTGGTATTGAAACCACACTGAATTCAACTAGTTCAGACTTTGTATAGACGGTAACTGTTTTGCCGTCGATTGTTTGCTCTTCGCTTTCAATTGGTATAATGCCCACAGAAACCGCACGCACGTAACCAGCCGCAACCAAGTCCGCAACCTCGCACGCTTCTTCTGTTATACGATGAAATTGCAAAGTTGCTTCTAAGTTTTCGCCGTTCATCATGAAACCTAAGCATTTGCCAATCGGCCAATCGTCGGAATCATGTTGCGCCAAAACAATCGGATTGTTTAAATATGCTGTGTAATCGATACCGCTTGGAACTATGATTGTTCCGTAGCGGTCGACTTCTGGGGTGCTCACAACAAACGTATATATATCTTCTTGTTCGCTGTGTTCGTAATAATCTTTTTTTATAAGATCAAATTCGCGTTTTATTATATTCATTTTATATCTCAATAGGGAATAATTGACATCTACAATTTACTGCATTCGATGCGCTCAAGCCTTCACCTAATGGCCGTGGTGCTTTCTCAACCGTGGTTGATATTATGTTTCCTTCTTTGTCTTTTTTCTCTGTGATTACATCAAAGTAACCGTCTTCGCCTTGTGTTTGCCCTTCCATCGCTGCATGGCTTGGACGCACACGGCCATCTCTTTGAGTAAGCCAAACCATCTTATAGCCTTGTCCCTTGTATACACTGTATTGCATTCCGCTTGTCACATTGGCGGCGGTTGTGTTTGCAATCATATTAACACGGCTTGTTTTTAGGCTTGCGAATTGGTCTGTAAGTATTTGTTTTAATTCAGCACTTGTCTTGCTTGCATTTGCTGTCAAAGTAGCTTGGACTTCATTCCTAATCGTTCCAATTGAATCGGAAATTTTTTCACTGTTTTGATTAACAAGTGCTGTAATTTCTTGGCCTGTTTGGCTTGACAAATCATCAATCCCAAGGCTTAGATCAATTAGCAATTTTTGTTGAACTCTATCGCAAGCTTCTTGAATTGTGGCATTATATAAGTCAAGTTGTTCATTGGTAACATCGAGAGTAGTTGTGCTTATTCCATTATTTCTTATTATATCAAAAGTTTGATTTTCAAGTGTATTTATCATGCTTGTAACAACAACCTTTAATTCATTTTCTGTAGATGTTGTAAGCGCATCGTAATTACGCCAAAACAAATCTTTTGCATTGGCTGTGACTAAATTAAAACTTCTATTTGTACTAGAAATAGGCAGAGAAAGTTTTTGCAAATCATTTGCATTTGCACTTAATGGCACGTAACCACTTGCAATTAGTGCAACATTACCGCCTTCAATTGCATCGTACCCACGTTCTTTTCTTGAATCATTGATTGTCTTGATTCCCCACTTCAATTCAAACTCTTCTTTTTTCATGTCAAGTTCTGGATCCGCATATGCATACGGAACGGGCTCAATTAAGATATCCTCTTCAAAGCGTCGAAAATGCCTGGTGAATTCTTCTGCAATATATATCGCTTCTGGATCAATTGTGTTTTGTCTAAAGATTGCGAATTGCACTTCGGCAGTTGCCCTGTTTTGAAACTCACCTGTAAGCATTCCTGGTGGCACGCCAAAGACTTGCGCAATTTGCGAGCGTGTATCCGCACTGACTGAATCGTAATTTACACCAAGCTCGCTTTTAGGTGGTAATTGCAATTGCATCCCACCACCAAGCAAAGCACGCAACTTGTAATCTGGCAGTTCTTCATTCCAAGATGCTTTGAGCTTATGCCACTCTTCAATATCAAACCTTTCTGGGAATGTTGCGATCAAAGGTGGCACGGCATTATTTGCAAAAAGCCTGTGTAGGTATTCACTTACTTCAACATCAATATTCGCATAATCCAAACAAGCGGAAACCAAACCAACGCCAAAGATATTCATTCCAACAATCTCATCTGGCCTTGCACCAGGATGAACTCTTGCTAAGTGGATCATTTCATTTTCTGGTATTGGTATTACGCCCTCTGAAACGCTTTGATACGTATACCCTTGTATAAAGTTATCCCCACCCATAACAACACGCACGCGCGTTGGATTCAACACCCACATTTGAAGCGGTACTTTATAGCCAATTGTTGGCGTCCATATAAAAGCATTGCCGTTTATTGATAACCAATTTTCGATAAAGCTGAAAACCTGCGAGCGTGTAAAATACGGATTCGGATTTGCAATTAAATGCGCCGCCCAGTTGTCGTTCCCAACTTCAGACTTTGTAAAGTTGTGCTCTTTGAACGTGTTAAATTGAATTGCGCTTAATGCGTTCGCCCTGTGTTGCAAACAAGCAAACACCGTGCCACGCAAACTCATTGAAAGCTCGTTCCCTGTTGGTATTGCAGTTACTTGCCTATAAGAAGAACTCGATTGATAAGGGCGTTGCAACCTTTTGCCACTCGGTAAAATGGCATTTGAAATTCTTTGTCTGATATCGTCAAGTAAGCTCATACGTATATACTCGGAGTTTTGCGAATAGCATTAAACGCATGACTTAATGCGTCTATATAATCGTCGTGCCTATCTTGTGGCGTTCCTGTAAAGCTCAAAAGTTCGTCTGTGAATTCTGGGTCTAAGTGCGTCACGTGATACACAAGCCCTTGTTCGTACCTTGCTTCGACGGGTTGAAACCGTGTAATCTTGTCACGGGTTGAGTGCACACCAACAACGTTCATTCGTGTATTCCTTTTCAATTCTTGCACCATATACGCTTGCGCTTGGTTTGATTCGACCGCAACCACACGGGCTTGCCACTTGGATTCCATTGCAATAATTTCGGAGCCAATCTCGACAAAGCTCCACCGCCCACGCTTTGCATCAACGATCACAATCTCACCTTGTGAAGTCGTGCCAATTGTAATGATCGCCGTATAATCTGCAGTTTCTTTTTGTGAGATCGCAAGATCGACACCAATATAATAAGCCGTGATCTGTTTGTTATCTGATAACTTGATCCAATCCCGCTTAACTTTAGACGCGGAACGGTCAACGTATTCAGCAAGGAATTCTTGTGCGAATACAATTGACGGCATCTGTTCTTTTTGGCGATCGATTTCGGATTCTTTAATCTGTCCGCCCTCGTAAGTTGAGTAATGGAACGATTGCCAATCGGAGTAAATATTTGAATTCTGGTCAAGTTCATGAAAGTGATTTTTGCCTTTTGGTGTCGAAAAGAAATACGCATCGCCTTCGTAATCTGCTAGCATCGGACTTATAACAAAGTTCCAAGCGTCTTCAGCATTTGGGCAGTGAGCCCACTCATCAAGAATCACCCTGTGAAACTTATTACCTCGCAACCCATCCGCGCGCCAAATGCCTTCTAAGTTTAATTGCGAGTTGCCTAGTTTAATCTCGCCGTCTTTGAAAGTCGCTCCAAGTGGTGCGAATAGTTGCCTTGCTTCGTTTTGACGCCCTTTGAGTTCCGTGTAACTTGGCGCCGTGTAAAGTACCATTGCGCCGTCAACTTCCAGCATCTTTTCAAGGGCCAAAGCAAAAGCGAGATAAGACTTACCAAAGCGACGACCGCACCGAATAACATTAAACCGATTGCGAGTATTAATAATTTCAAGTTGTTTAGCATGGGGCTTAATCCTTATTTTCATTTGGATTACCCCAGACTAATTCAAGCCTTGCTTTTGGTTCGTCGTCATGTTGCTTGCTTTCAGGATACGCACGTTTGAGCAAAAGTTCAATTGCACGTATATT